TCAGATATCAGAAAGTGACGAAGAATTGGCAGCAGTTAGCAAGAAGCGCCGTTCTGATATTTACATAAAAGAGTTTAATACGTCAATAAAGAAGATTGCTTTCAACTCGAAAAAGTCAGACGGTTTTAATCCTCACATGGTAACTTGTGACGAAATGGAAGCATGGCCGGGCGATCAAGGACTAAAACAATACGAAGTTATGAAATCGGCGTTCGGTGCAAGAAAGCAACCGCTAATTTTATCAACATCAACAGCAGGATATATAAACGACGGAATATTCGACGAACTTATGAAGAGATCAACTTCATTCCTAAAAGGCAACAGCAAAGAAACAAGACTATTGCCGTTTATATACATGATTGACGACGTAGAGAAATGGAATACAAAAGAGGAATTAGAGAAGTCTAATCCAAACATGAACGTTTCCGTTTCATGGGAATTCTACAAAGAGGAAATCGCGATCGCTTCGGCTTCACTTTCAAAGAAAGCGGAATTCCTAACGAAGTATTGCAATATAAAACAAAATTCTTCTATTGCTTGGCTTGAATATTTAGACGTTATGAAATCAACCGGACAGCAGTACACACTTGAAGACTTCCGGGGCTGTTATTGTGTAGGTGGTATTGATCTTTCAAAAACAACAGACCTTACGGCAGCTTCAATTATTATCGAACGCGACGGGAAGAATTATGTATTTACAAGATTTTTCATGCCGGAAGCGCGCTACAAGGTGGCAACAAACGAAGAAAACGTCCCGTACAATTTATTTGTGGAAGAAGGTTTTTTAACTATATCGGGAGAAAACCAAGTGAACTACAAAGACGTTTTCCAATGGTTCTTCGAATTAGTAAAGAAATATAAAATTAAGCCGCTAAAAGTTGGATATGATAGATATTGTGCTAATTACTTAGTACAAGATATGAAAGACGCAGGCTTCCACATGGACGACGTTTACCAAGGAACAAACCTTACACCTATACTTCATAGCTTTGAAGGGGATTTGAAGGACGGAAATTATTGTCTTGGTGAAAATAGGTTATTGCATGGACATTTATTAAACGTTGCGGTAGATATTAATATAAACGATAGCAGATTAAAACCGGTAAAAATAGAAAAACGAGCGCATATCGACGGCGCAGTATCTATCTTTGATGCATTGGCCGTAAAAATGAAGTACCACAACGAAATAGGAAAGCAATTACAGAATAAAGCAGCGTAAAAGGTCGCAAAGCCCAAATTTGCGGCCTTTTATTGCGTTTTAAAGTAGGTCAGAAATTAACAACTTGATATTGTATGATTTTATTGTGAAAGGCTGTAAAGAAGTTTTTGCATAGATCGGGGGTGAAGGTTACGGGCATTATAAAAGACTTTATGACTTTTAGGAAAATTAAATACAGCCCTATTTTTGCCATGGGTGGAGAATACCAAGCAAACGGAAATATGGACGGAAGCGATATTGTAGGTTCTATTGCTAATTGTATAGCAACAAATACAGCAAAACTACAACCGCAAGTGATTAGAAAGGATCAAAACGGATTAACGATCAAAAATGATTATTTGGCGCGATTACTTTCTATTCGTTGGGCGCCGGAACTAACACCATACGACGCATTGTATAAAATTGCTTCGGATCTAGTTTATAAATCCAATTCAATATCGGTGATTTTTTACAATGATGATTTTACAAAAATAAAATCAATCATTCCGATCACAACAACGAGCCTTCGAATATTTGAAGAAAACGACAATATTTTTTGTCAATTTACATGGGCTTACGATAAAAAGACATATACGGTTCCATACAGCAGTGTAATACATTTAAAAGCGCGATATTCGAAAAAAAGGTTTTTAGGTACAGAGCCGGACGATCAATTGAAAAACTCACTTGAATTATTGGACGTTACCGGACAAGGACTTAGAAATATTGTAAAAAATTCGGCAAATCTTAAAGGGTATTTGAAATATAACAACTTTATTGACGACGACGAATTAAAGGCAAAGGTTAAAGAGTTTCAAACGGCGTACATGGACGCTTCAAACGAAGGCGGCTTGGCCGGATTAGATAATTCCGCAGACTTTAAAGAAATTGCACAAAGAACACCGATTATACCAACGGGCCAATCACAGTTTTTACGAGATAATATTTTTCGTTATTACAATTTAAACGACAAAATTCTAATGTCAACATTTAGTGAGAGCGAATGGAATGCATTTTATGAAAGTGTAATTGAACCAATAGCAATTCAACTTTCACTTGAATTTACATATAAGGTTTTGACTGAACGCGAACGTGGTTTCGGAAATAAAATTACATTCAATGCAAACCGGCTACAGTACGCTACATTACAAACTCGTGTAGCGGTAGGAAAAGACCTATACGATAGGGGTACTATTACAATTAATGAATTACGAGAACTTATGTACTACGAACCAATAGAGGGCGGAGACGTAAGAATGGTTTCGTTGAATTATGTAAAAGCAGATGAACAAAGCATTTACCAAGTGGGGGCAGAAGGAAGCGACGCAAAAGAAAACACGGGGCAGCAGGCGAAAGTCTTAACTATATATAAAATGGCTATTCCTACCGCCATTCGTAAAGGGGGTGAGTAAGGAAGTGAGCAAAATTTTAAAGTGTTTTGAAATCAAAAACGCAACAGAAACAAGTGCGGATCTATATTTTTACGGTGACATTGTATCGGATTGGTGGGGGGCTTGGCAGGAAGAAGACCAGTACCCGGAAGCAATCAAAAATTTTCTAAGCGGTAACACCGGAAAAACGCTAAATGTATATATAAATTCCGGCGGGGGTTCAGTTTTCGCAGGAATAGCAATTTACAATATGCTAAAAAGACACAATGCGCAAGTAAATGTTTATGTTGACGGATTAGCGGCGTCCATAGCGTCGGTAATTGCATTTGCAGGAACGGGCAAACCTAAAGTTCCTTCAAACGCGTTTTTGATGATACATAACCCGTGGACAATTGCCGAAGGAAACGCAAAAGATCTTCGTAAAATGGCCGACGATTTAGATCAAATCGCAACCGGTATTTTGAATATTTATGAAGAACACTTAAAAGAAGGCGTTTCAATCGAAACAATAAAAGAACTTATGGACGCGGAAACATGGTTAAACGGTGAGCAGGCGGCCGAATATTTCGACATTGAGGTTGGAGAAACACAAGAGTATGTGGCAGCAGTTGGGGACTATTTAAGCAAATCCCGCAATATGCCAAGGAATTTAAAAACAAATTCGGATTTAGTAGCAGCTAAATTGGCAGCGCAAAAAGACGAAGAAGCACGAAACAAACTTGCAAAAATAGTTTTAAGTGGTATTTCGAAAGGAGAATAAAGCATGAAATATGAAGATCTTATCAAAATGAGTGCTAAAGATCTTAAATCAAGATTAAAGGATCTTAACAAGCAGGCAAACGACGCGAAAGGCGACGTATTAAACAAACTTATCGAAGAAGCGGAAATAATCGACGGGATCCTAGCAGACGCAGCAACACGCCAAAGAATGGCAAACATGGCAGCGGCAGCAGGAGAAGAAGATCCGGAAGCAGAAGGCGGAGAAGGAAAAGGAGAAAGCACAGAAGAACCAAAAGACAAAGTACGTACAGAACGTGGCGCAAAGTTGAAAAACGGTCAAACCGTAAAATTCAATTCAAAAAAGGTTTTCCCGGTTAGAAACGTCTTATCAGTTTCACAGACTGTAACACCAACAGCTACAGCGACCGACGTTTTACCAACGTTCAGTAACGTTTCTTCGTTGGTGGATTTGGTAAGAACAATTCCGTTAAATGGTGGAGAAACATATAAAAGAGGATATGTAAAATCTTATGGTGACGGTGTAGGGGTTACAGCAGAAGGTGAAGACTACAACCCAACAGAACCGGTATTCGGATATGTTTCAATTGAAAAAGAGAAGATTACAGCATACACAGAAGAACCGGAAGAAATGGTTAAACTTCCAAATGCTGACTATGACGGAGTAGTAGAAGGATCCGTAACAAGAGCAATTCGCCGTTACATAACAAGACAAATTCTTATTGGTGACGGTTCAACGGGAAAGTTCAAAGGAATTTTCTATAATCCAACGGACGCAAAATTGCAGGTAATTGATCCAAATACCGATATTTCAATTTCCACGATTGACGACGGAACATTAGACGAAATTATTTATTCATATGGCGGAGAAGAAGACGTCGAAGATATGGCCGTATTAATTCTTAACAAGAAGGATTTAAAAGCATTTGCAAAATCAAGAGATAAAAACGGTCGTAAGGTTTACACAATTGTAAACCATGGAAACACCGGAACAATTGACAGCGTACCATATGTTATTAACAGCGCTTGTAAAGCAATTTCAGACACAGCAACAGCAGCAGGCGACTACTTAATGGCATACGGTCCATTAAGTAATTATGAAATGGCAGTATTCAGCGACATTGACGCAAAAAAATCCGAAGATTACAAATTTAAGCAAGGACAGATCGCATATAGGGCCGATATTTACGCCGGCGGATCCGTAGCTGCTTATAACGGATTTGTAAGAGTTAAAAAAGTTACTGTATAACAGTAGCAGAAAGGACGGCTTCTAATGAGCAAAGATGAATTATTGGCAGCAGCTAAATTGAGAGTTCGAAAAACGTCTAAGGACGCTTTAGACAATGATGTACAACGCTATGTTGATTTTGCATTAGCAGATCTAAAGCGTATCGGTGTACATGAAAGCTATTTAACAGAGCCGGAAGATCCTTTGATTGTTGAAGCTGTCTTAACCTACGTTAAAGCAAATTATTCCATGGACGCAAACCACGAACGTCTAATGAATAGTTACAATATGGCATTAACAAAGATCAAAGGCGGAAACTATAAGACAGAGAAAACCGCCGAAAATACAGTATAGGCGGTGAGCGTGATCGAAGGATTTATAACTCTAATTCACCCCGGGGAAACCAAGGAAGAGGACGAAAAGACAAGCGTTATTGCTACTATTACACCTTTAGGCCGTGACGAATTCGTGGCAGCAGGCCAAAAAGATTATAAAGCAAGTAACAAATTTGAAGTTTGGGCCAATGAGTTCGACAAACAACCGGAATTGGAATACAACGGAGATCGGTTGACAATTTATCGTACATATGGGCCAAAACCGGACGACAAAATAGAACTTTACACCGCAGAAAGGGCGGGGAATAGATAATGGGAAGCCTTAATGTGGAAAAACTTGCGCAGGAATTAGCGCAGGGGCTAACAGAATATAGCGACTTAGTAACAGCGGGAATAAAAAAAGCAATTGACGAAGTGTCGGTTGAAGCTGTAGAGGAACTAAAAAGCACAAGCCCGGTTCGTACGGGAGATTATTCAAAGGATTGGACTTCAAAAAAAGCCTATGAAGATACGCGATCAAAGCGAAACACGGTTTACAACAAAGGACATTATCAATTAACACACCTTTTAGAATTTGGATATGCAAAAAGAAACGGCGGCAGAGTTGCACCACAAGCGCATATAAAAACGGTAGAAGAAAGAGTAGTAAACAACCTAGAAGAAAAAATAAAAGGAGAGATCAGCTAATGCAAACACCAACATTAGAAACAATTATAGAACGCGTAAAAGCGCTAAATATTCCAATTGCACATAATGAATTTGTGGTTACAAAGCAAAAGCCGGCCCCCAATTTTCCTTATGTTTGTTGGCTTTCATCAGAAAAGCAACGCGGCAGCGACGATAGAAACCGTATAAAGGAAATTAACGGATCATTAGAATTATATACCGAAAGGGTAGCAGATCCGTTGAAAGAAGCGTTAATCGAAACAAAAGTATTATACGATATTGAATTTCAAAAGTATCAAGCACCTATCCGTGACGAAAATATGGTTCAAACCTCATTTGATTTCGTAACGGTAGAAAAGATTTAGAAGGGAGAAAAGAACATGGATAACGAAAGAATTATTCTTGGTTCCGGGTATATGCATATTGGCACTTTCGACGCAAAGGCCACAATTCCGGATCCGGAAACTTTTTGTACCGAAGCCAATTTGTTT